ACTAACAAAGGACTCAACATGACCAATCAAAAGAAAGGTAAAGGCAGACCGAAAGGAAGCGGTAACGGTCGTTTACTTGCTCCTAAGAATCTTATAAGTAGGGCTATAAAGGAAAGGAATATAAATAGCCTCCTTTGGGCGTTTATAACGCTTACACATAACGAGATACGGGAGGACGGGAAGCCGTCAACGTTCAGCGGGAGCGACTTACAACACTTTGTTAAATTGCTGCACTTGCGGGAGGTTGAGCGACCAATGACAAATGCCGCAAATGCAGAAATGGCTACACTGCAACTACAGCAATGGCTTGACGCAGACACAGCAAAATGAATCGGTGTATGCTGCAAATGCAAAATCATCGGTAGGCGGTTAGAACGGCTGGGGGTTACTTGAACTATCTAAACTGTGTAAGTCAAACAGCAAATCTCGGTGGCAGTTAGTACATCGCCAGTGTGGAAAGGGAGGGGGTTCACCCGAACTCGCCCCCTCCTCTTTGTACACAAGATGTGCGGTCAAGGCTGTTTGTCGATGTCCGAGAATAGGTGGTGACCAAGTTACAAGAGATATAGCAACGCTGGAGAGTGTGTTATATAAACACGCTCGTAAGCGTTGCGGTCGCCTCACTAGTTCCTGATGCTATCTACTCGAATAACTAAAAGTCTAAGCCCAGTGCGAATGTGATACTCAATCACATTGTAGCACTGGGCTGGTCGACTTACCAAGTACCGTCGTCTGAATCTAGGTATGTATCTAAGCAGTCTGAAAGTTCAATGTTTGTTTGGTCGAATGGTTCGAATCCAGGAATAACTATCTCTAGTGTCTTGTTATCTCCAATGAATGCAAAGAATGTACGTGTGTACGTGTCTTTTACCGCTCCGTATACCTCAAGGTCCATTAACTCTAGGTGTAATCTAGTGTCGTTACTTTCTTGGTTTAAGTATAGTCCAACTGGTGACTTGATGTATACTCTGAATGATGAATCACCCATTGGGTCAACCGTTACTGTGCTATGTCTCATAGCCCTACGTTGTAGGTTGGCTTGTATTTTCTCTGCGAGTTGTGAGTGGGTTAGTTGGTCAGTCATTTTAATCTCCAATGATTAAGGTTAAGCCCGTAGGCAGTGTGTGTATGAACGGGTGAGCATAACTGTGTTATGCTATAGTGACAGAAGCACACAACTACAGAGGGCTAACCGACATTGGGTTACTGACAACTATCCACGGCAACGGTGTGCAATGATATGCTGTGTGTAGATATGTATGCTAACTCCTCTATGCTATCTCCCCTCACTGTCTATTCCCCTGGTAGTTCATCGTAGTAAGAAGTGTAGCAAGGGAGTGGAGTGCGACACGGAAGTGGCGTGCGTAGCGACCCTTGCGGTCGCTTGTGTGTGTATGCGTGTGTGTTGTGTTATGCTAATCTAATAAACTAGTGGCGATAAAAATATGATACATTAATTCATATCTTTTATCGCCACGGTCAACTACTCATTAGGCTGGTCAATGCAACTCACTCAAGTACAATCAATCTTTACTGACCCATTCCAGTTCATTAGTCGCTTAAACATTGTCGATAAGACTGGTAAGGTTGTTAAACTGGTATTGAATGCCGAACAGATAGATATAATCAATGCCTTGCAAGAGGGTAATGACACACTTATTCTTAAGCCTAGACAGATAGGTAGTAGTACTGTTGTATGTGCTTATATGTTCTGGAAAGCATACACAGCAACAACACCATTAACTTGTATCATCTTGTCTTATAAGATTGCTAGTTCTAAGCACTTACTGCATATACACAAGAGATTCTATCAGTATCTTCCTGAGGTGTTGAAGAGACCATTGGATATAGACAATACAACAGAGTTAGCATTCAAGGGTGGTGGTAGGATTGTTGCAGCTGCAGCAACTCAAGCAGGTGGTCTACGTTCTTACACTTGTTCTATGCTACACATATCAGAGTATGCTTTTGCAGAGAATCCTGAGGAGTTAAAAGCAACTGCTATTAGTGCATTGAATGATGGTCAACTAGTGATTGAGAGTACTGCTAACTATTACAATGATGCGTTATGGAAAGAGATACACAAGTGTTTGATAGGTGAGGCTAGTTGGAGATACTTGTTCTTTCCTTGGTTTAAGCATTCAGAGTATACAATGGAAGATATACCAATAGACTTAACTGATACAGAGTTAAAACTACAAGAAGACTTTGGCTTAACATTGGGTCAGTTGTGTTGGCGTAGAGAGAAGGTCAGTAAGTTAGGATGGGAGAAGTTTGTACGAGAGTATCCTTTGACATTGGATGAGGCATATAGGATTAGTGGTAATACGTATTTTAACTATGAAGACTTTGAGAATGTAGATGTAATAACGGTAAGTCCAACAGAATGGGTAACGTTTGAAGAACCTAAGGAAGACGATACATATGCTATTGGAGTAGATGTTAGTGGTGGTGTTGGTAGAGACTATGCAGTTATATTTTGTATAAGTAGAATGACATTACAACCAGTGTGTATCTATAGAAGTAATACGGTAAGTCCGATACAATTAGCAGATTATATATACGATATGAGTGTGACATATAATAATGCATTGACATTGGTAGAGAGTAACAACTATGGACTAGCAACGATTAATGAGTTAAAGCACCAGGGGTTTTATAGGTATTGGTTAGATGCACATACTGGAAAAGATTTCTTAACTACTTCTAGAACAAAACCACTATTATTCGAGAATCTCAAGAAAGGAATACAGACAGGTGCTATTAGAATGATAGACAATGTAACGATGACAGAACTAAGAAGTATAACGGTAGATGAGAAAGGTGTGCTAAAGTTTGGAGAGGATATGGACACTCACTGTGATAGTGCAATGGCAATGGCATTAGCATATTGGTGTTTGAATAGTGTTAAGGTTAAAGAGCGAGCGTATTTACCGGATTGGATAATAGATATGAAAGCAGATAAAATTAGAGATAATGCTGGTGTTAGTCCCAGGTTGCATAGACGGTATTGAAAGTGTATAGTATTGTTGGTGTTGGAGAATAGATATGCGTACGAATGCTGAGATTGTACATTTGATTAGAACTGTGTTGGATGAGCATAATCATTTCTATGACCAACAAAGAGCAGAGTTAAAGCGATACCGAGATGTATATGAGAATCGTTTTTGGCAGTCAGAGTATATGGATGACACGATGATTCGTGTAGAGACTGCTGATTGTTTTGCTTATGTTGAGGGATTCATAGCGTCTTTGTTTTCTAGGAATCCAGCAATAGTTGTTGCTAAAGATAAAAGTATTGCTGAGGGTAATCCTCAGATGGCACAAGAAGTGGTTAATCGTTTTTTGTTTGACAAACGAGAACAGTTAGAGATAGCAAGTAGACTCGCCCTCATTTATCCCTCAAGTTTCTTGAAACTTTCTCCCACTGATAGTACGGATATGCTTGAAAGAGTCTCTATCCGTGCTATTCCGTGTTGGGAGATTATTCGAGATTTAGATGCGTCGAGTTGGGATGAGCAACGGTTTGTGGCACATACTTACTACTTGAGTATACCTGAGGCTAGGGAAAAGTTTGGTCGTAAGAAGTTTACGGCTATACCGAAAGTAGAATACTTTACACCTCAAGATAAGTATACTGGTGTTAGTGAAGATTTGCCGGATGACTATTTGTATATTCAGGTAGTAGAGTTTTACGACCTAGCATACGATAAGTTGTATATGTGGACTCCAAACCATAATGATGGTGAAACATTGTTGGAGAAAGAGCAGATACCGATTCGGACTTATGACGACAAACCGATGAGTAGTATTTGTCCGTTGTATTATTCTCGACGACCTGAGAAACCGATGTTGGGTATGAGTGCTGTATGTCGAGTATATGACCAGTTTTATGAGAAGAACATTCTGCGTACATATTGGGCGAATAGTGTACGAAGAGATTCTCGTCAATATTTGTATAAAGAAGGTGCATTAGATGAAGAGGCATTGGCTAAGATTACTGCCGGTGTAGATGGTGCAATGATTCCGGTAGATGAACCGATACTGGATGGTGTTATACGTAGTGTTGGTGTTGAGCCATTGAGTGGTAACTTTGATAGATATTTGGCGTACATTGAGCAAGATATAAACCGTGGAAGTATTCTTGCTCCATTCAGTCGAGGAGAGGCGACTAAAGCGACAGCAACCGAAGTTACTGCTCTGGCTCAATACTCTGCTAGTGAGATTGGTAAGATGGCTAGGGAACGAGATAATGCGATAGAGTTGTTGGCTTTAACGTATCTCAGAACCATTGCTTTGTTAGCAGAAGACGATGAGACTGCGTTTATTGAACTAGAGGGTTTACCAAAAGTTATTACGGTAACTGACCTAGATGCTAAGTTTAAGGTGGTCGCACTGGACCAGTCGTCAACTCCTTTGTCTGAGGCAATCAAACGGTCCAACTTGGTTCAACTAATGCCAGTGTTAATGCAGTTGGGAGTACCAATGGATAAAGTCAAAGATGAGATTATCCGATTGTACGATTTACCCGAATCTTTTAAAGAAAGCCCACCACCACCTCCAGCTGCACCTCCAGGAATGGGCGGTGGAATGGGTGGCGGTCCAGAAGACTTGACCACAGTACCTGGTGAAGTAGGGGCAATGGGAGAATCACCACTACAACAACTACCACAAATGTTGAATAGAGGTAGATAATGCCACTGTATGCGTACAAATGCCGTAACTGTAATAAGATTCACGAAGAAATTTTGCGAATTCACGAGCCACATCTCGAAACCTGCGGTTTAGATACTTTTGAAAGTGGTTGTGGTGGTAGTTTATATCAATTAATTTTTGCGCCTCAGGCGCATACTAGTTGGAATACTACTGGTAGATATGGTGCTGATGGCTATTTTAGTCAAGCGCTGGGCAAGCACGTCGAAAGCCATAGTAAAGAACAAAAGATAATGGAAGCCAAAGGTTTTGTTTGTGAAGCAGACTTACCCAAGGACCGGTGGGACGATGCGTTAACTCGACAAAAGGAGCGAGTTGCGGTACAAGATAAGTGTATTGAAACGTATACAACCGCTTTAGATAGTGGTAAAACTAAAGAAGAAGCCGTGGTCGAGGCGTTCACTGCTGAAGACGCACTGTCTGGTAAACTCGATAAAGCATTCTCAGGAGACAACAAATGAACGAAGAACTAGCAATGGAAATACAAGGGGCAGAGCAAGAAGACGAAATGATGTTTGCTGAAATGTCTCCCAAAGGTAACTTCACTTCAAAAGCATTGAATAACTTGGTTAAAGCAACCAATCGGTTATTGCCATTGTTTGGACAAACACCAGACTATCCTATGTTTGAGGGTAATCTTACTGAGTTCCCAACAGAGTTTGTGCGTGTATTAACTATGTTTAAAGGTGCTGTTGATAGTGCTGTACAGAACGACTTATTAGATGAAGAAATGTCTTTTGATATGGCTGAAGTACAATCAGACGAAATGGTCAATATGCTTGCCGGAAAGATTAACCAATTGGTTAATGAAAGAGACTTTAAACGTTACTTAAAAGAAACAACGGCTGAAGAAGAAGTTGAAGAAGAAGTTGAAGAAGAAGTTGCACCAGATGGTGAAATGGTAGAAGAAGATATAGATAGTTTGTTTATGGAAAGAATGTAACCCCAAAAAAGGAAATAAAATGAATAACGACACCACTCCCGAAACGGGAACTGTTGAAGAAACTGTAGAAGAAGTAGAAGTAACAGACGAGACTACCGAACCTGGTGAAGATAGTATTGATGCTGATGCAGATACGGAAAGTATTGAAGAACAGTTAATGACTATTGACGAGTTACTTGGCATTAATGAAGAAGACTACGAAGAGTTTGAAGAAGACGCAAACCACAAAGGTATGAAACCATTACACGAATGGATGAAACACATACCAGAAGATGTAAGGAAACACGTTGCTAATATACGTTCATCATATACTCAGAAGACACAAGAACTTGCTGAAATGCGCAGACAACTCGACACAGAACGAGCCGAACTTATGCGACAACAAGATATGGCGGTCAACAACCCATTCCTTAAAGAAGCAGAAAAGGCACTCGAAAACCAAGGCGAAAACGACTTGTATACTGCAGAGGGAATGCAAGCAGAAATAAAACGACAAGCTGCAAGTATGCTTAAAGAAATGATGCAACCGGCTCGTGAAGAAATCCAGATGAAACAACGTCGTATGCAACTGGAAAACTTTAAAACAGAAAACCCTGAACTTATGCAAGATGAATACAGAATGCCCGTTGCTGAAATGCTAAGAGAAAGACCTGAACTGTCTCTAGAAGACGCATTCTATATTGTTAAAGCAAAGGTTGGTGTTGAAAAAGCAAAGGTAGAACGTGAAGAAATATCTAGACAACGTTCTAGTCGTAGAGAAACTTTGCGTAAAACTTCAACTGGTAAATCAGTAACTCCTAGTGGTACTCCTAAGTTTCGTGATGCTTGGGAGGCTTATCAATATCATAAATCACAAACGGCTAAGAAATAATGGGACGAGGTAGAAGAAAAGTTGACAAAATTATTGTACACCACAGTGCAAGTCCCCAAGACACAACTGTTGACCAAATCCGAGATTGGCACGTCAACGGGAATGGCTGGAGCGACATTGGGTATCATTATATTATATTGGCTGATGGTACACTTGAACGAGGACGGAACATAAACCGTACTGGAGCACATTGCAAAAACAAAAATAGAGGTAGTATTGGTATCTGTTTAACTGGAAATACCAGTAATGAGCCACCAACAATGCCACAGATAGAATCTTTAAAAGGAACATTGGGTATGTTGATTGAAGACTATCTGTTGACAAGACAAGATGTCTATGGTCACCGTGACTTTGGGGCTACAGAATGTCCTGGAGATTTCTTATACGCTTACTTACAACAATACAGACAGGGCTTGTGTTGACAAGTCTATAATAAAACTGTAATATGCTAATGTGTAACGGACTTACAAAGCACCCCGACCACGAACATTCCTCACGGAACACGTTTAATCAGCATAAAATTAAACTCTTACTTAGGTAATACAATGGCAATTTCTAATGATTTATTGTCATCGACGTTGTATTCCATCCGTGATGGTGAGGTCGATGAACTCTTTCAAAAAGTAGCATTTCTTGATAATGCTAAACGTTACAACGGTATTGAATATGAAGATGGTGGTATTAAAATCCAACGTCCTCTTTCTATCGCTGAACATTCACAAATAACCGCTCTTCCTACTGGATACGAAGCTGTAAACCTTGCAGTTAAAGATGTATTGCAACCAGCCATCTATGAATGGTCTGATTTCACTGCACCTATCGTTATCACTAAGAAAGAAGAGTTGGAAAACAAAGGCGAAAAAGCAATCGTTAAGATTGTTGAGGCTCGTATGCGTTCTGTTATGGGAATGCTAAGACGTGAGTTGAACAAACAACTTATTGCTGGGTCTTCTACTATCTTGACTACTGTTAACACCTTGAACGGTGCAGCTGCTGGTGGTACTGGATTCCTTGAGAATGCTGCAGTTGGTGCGCAAACCAATGTTGTTGGTGGTATTAGTAAGGCAACTTACTCAACTACAACTGGTTGGCAAAACCAACGTCAAGATGTTGGGGGTCTTTTTGGTACTTCTGGTATTCGTCAAATGCAACAAATGGCTATTCAAGCAGACAGTGTAACTCACATGGGACAAACCAATTGTGTACTTATGTCTGAAGCGTGTATGGCTAACTATCGTCGTGCTTTGTTTGACAAAGAACGGTACATTAACGAGAAAACTCTAGATTCTGGTCGTATGCAACTTGCATTCGGTGGTGCTGTAGTAGAACAAGACCTTGAACTTGGTTTCTTATACAGTGTTGGTAAGCCGGTATCCGCTTATTTCTTAAACTTTGATGGCGTTAAACTTGTTATGCATAAAGATGCAGACTTTGCAGTTTCACCATTTGAACATATCTCTGGAACTACTGCTCGTGCAGCTCAACTGTATGTTAAAATGCAATTGATTGCCGACCATCTTGGTTCTTGTGGTATACTTATTGATGCAGACGACTACTAGGAGGTTATTATGGCTACTCAAAATCTTATTCAATACTTAGAAACATCTGGGTACAATGCACTTCCTGCTGGTGGGACTATTCCTGTTGGTAAAGAAGCAATGAACCGTAGGCAAATTGAGACTTTTATTTCAGGTGCTGCTATCGCTGCTAATGATTTAGTTGCTTTGGATTTGACTGCAACTGGTTTGGGAACTCAAGGTATTACTATTGTTAAAGCAGATAAAAATGCTGACAGTACTTGTATTGCTATTGGCTTTGCTTTAGAAGGCGCTGCTGGTGCTGGTGAATACATTGATGTTACTATCGCTGGTGTACACGAAAAAGCAAATGTTGCTGCAGCTTCTGATGCTGGCTTGCGACTTGCTGTATCAACTACTCCAGGTCAAGCAGCATTATACACTAATGCTGATACTCAAGTTATCATTGCTTATGGTATGGGACCAGATACTGCGAACGTTGGACCCGTATTTGTTGTTAAACAAATGTAATTTCTTTCATTGTTGTTTTGAGGGTGGGTGGTTCCGAGACATTACCACCCACCCTTTTTTATTGGAGACAGTATGGCTAATCTAAAAGCATTACGTGAGAAGATTAAAAACATTACTGATTACAGTCCTGAACTGCAACAGTTTAATGACCAACTGGACGAACTAATCAATGATGCGTTCTACTGTATCTGGACTATGAAACGGTGGAACTTTGCAACTGAAATAGATACCATATCGTTTCACGTTGACATTAACTCTAGAACAGACTTAGAGAACACAGCTGCTACTGATGTGTATTTGGCTATTACAAAAGGTGAACGTAAAGCCACGTTAAGTGCAGCTATAGATAGGTTAAACGACCCCGATATATGGGAGGGTCAACCTATACAAATAGATACTATGGAATATACAATTTCTAAAGTTTTATCTATGACAGAAATACTATTGGATAGAGCCTATGAGGGTACTACGTATAACTTAGCAGCTGCATATACAAAATGGGTTATTAAGAAAAGATGGTATGACTTACCAGAAAACTGCCTTGAACTATTGTATATGGGAAACAGAGATTACCCTTATGTAAGTGTTTCAGGTTCACAGAATCCATACGGAAAATCTACTGCTATATTACCTCGTCGAGAAGAAGACATAGACTTGCGTGTTGACTATGCAGCGTCTTATGCAGAGGCATACATAACTGCACCAACTATTGGAATACCATCCGGTGAAACTTTAACACTAGACAAAACTACCACTACTGGTAACTTTCCAGTAAATAAAACCTATGAGTTTTGTTGGGCATTCGTAAAAGACGGTAAAGTAGGTCCATTATCTGACCCACAAACTATTAAGATAACTGATGAAAACAAAGGTGTATCTATTAAGTTTACTGGTTGGGACGATGAAGTAATACAAGCAGATACTTATAATAGTAATGACTTGGTAGCCACACAGTGGGAGGGTTACAGAAAGGTAGTGTTTTGGAATAAAAACTTTAATGCTACTACTGCTGAACGCAAAGGGTTACCGTGTTGGTTATCAGTTATTACTGGTGGCGCACCAGCTGCTCGTAACACCCAAGCATACCTTAAACCATTAGTAGCGCAAGATACTGCTAATAGCGTAGAGATTCTATATGTTGAACAGTTAGATAACGGTAATAAACGATACATTGAGATTGATGGTATTCACCAACAGATACGACCATATCCTAGAGTTAATGGATTTGACTTTGAAGTAGTACAAGTAAAAAATGGTGCTGGTGCTATTACAACTTACCACGATTATGTAAGACAAGGTATTATTCGGTATCTAGTAAAACCACAAGACGTATTGTTAGGAACAGATGTGCCTAAGATGCCATTCGAGTTTCACCAACTTATTGTATACAAAGCCCTAGAGGATATATACTTAAAACTTGGACAACAAGGGTTGGCTACAACATACGAACGCAAGTATATGAAAGAGATTAACGGACTTGCAAAACGATATGTAGATAAGATTGACCAACGGGTTAGAAGAGGTCAGTTTCACGCTGGCTCAGGAAGACCTACATACGACGGTGCTTCTTTAAGGAGATTGTCGTGAAGTCTCAGCGGTTGAAACAATTTGTCCAACTTGGTGGTATAAATAGAATACTAACACCAAAGATAGGTGATGCAGAGACAGTTTTAAATTGTCGAATGTCTGTCGAGGGTGGCTGGATGGGTAACGTTGGGTTTCAATCCTGGTGGAGAAATCCGTCGTCGTGGACTGTATCTGAAACCACACTACAAAAATACTTTGAAAAGAAAGTAGACAGTTGCTATCAGTGGAAAAGACAAGGCTCAAACGATGTATACACGTTTGTAGAACAGAATGGAGTGTTATATTATGTTTTGGGGAATAAAGGGCAAGGTACGACATACACAGGTGCGTTTTATGAAAATGACATTGTTGTGGTTGATAGTGATAGGTACATTCCCAAGTTGGGTGATACTGGCAGTCAGTATGTCAATCTGGGAAGACACCTTTTAATAATTAATGGACGCGACCGCGCAATATTGTTTAGTGGTGATAGATTGTTTAGAGACTTTGGGTTTGCGCTAGGTAGTCCAACAGTTTCTCCATACGATATAGACCCTGAATACTTTAATAATAAAGTACTAAGTGCAACAGCTATAGCATTTAACAAATCAACTGTGTTTGGATTAGGTGGTGTAACAGAAAACGAACGATATGTTTATCAATACAAAATGACAACTATTAGTGACCTAGGAGCAGAATCACCACTATCAGGAGAGCAAGAAGTATCGTGGACTATACCTAATGCACAAGACAAAAGATACGGTGTTGCATTGGACTTACCTTTGGGTGATGTTGGTACTGTTGCTAGGCGTATATATAGAACTAAAGAGATTAACTCTAGCGGTGGACTGTTTTACTTTGTAACTCAAATAGACGAAAACTCTAGTCGATTCTACATAGATACTATGCCAGACAAGTACTTAGTTGATGAATCTCCTAGGTCTACAGCAAGTACAAGTATTAATACAAACTTTCGAGTAGGAGAAAACTGGGATAATAGATTGTGGTTAGCAGAGGGTACTCGCATAATCTATAGTGACAGTGGTATATTTGAACAGTTTGGAGCAACAAACTACTTTGAATTAGGAACCTTTCAAGGTGGCGACATTATTCAATTGCAGTCATTCTATAACAGTCTTATTGTGTTTCGAGAATCTGCTATTAACATTATAAGTTTTAATAACAATGGGTTCAACATATCTACAGTTACTAACACTATTGGTACTACTGCTCCTAATAGTATTGTTGTTATTCCACAGTTAGGTATCATCTTTATGAATGAACAAGGTGTTTACATACTAACTGGTGGTCTTAACGGTGGTGCTAGTCTTAAAGTGCAAAAGATTAGTTTTGGTATTGATGACTTATTAAACCGTGTCAATACATCTATGATACACAAAACTATAGCAGCTTATAGTCCAGTAGAACGTGAGGTGTGGATACACTTTCCATCGGATGATAGCGTTATACCAGATACCGGTATTGTGTTTCATTCAATGACTGGTACACCTTTTTGGTCTATAAGAACAGCGTTTGCCAATGTAGACAAAGCATACTGGTCTGCACTAACAACAACTATAGATGGTTTATTCTTATTGGGCAATGCACCTGAATGGACTATTACAGCCGGACAAACAACAAAGAAGTTTGGTCCATTGCAAGTAATGACAAATTCTAATAACTGGGGACAGTCTTGTACGATTGACTCTATTGGTAGTGGTAATGCTGTACTTACTATTACAGACACTACTAATCCAGGACATACGTGGGAATCAGAGTGGTATGGGTTTGCACAAAACAGTGTAAAAGTAAGATTCTACAGTGTTGAACTTAGGCTGATGTCTTATGGAGACAACTCGTTTGAGTTCTTTTATAGTACTGATTATTCATACACTGAGAATGTTACAACTGCACAAAAGCAAGCAAGGTCGGAAACTGTATTCACTGTAAATGAGGATGCGGTGTTTGGGGCAGCTGATGCTACGGTGACAAAGGTTCCATTTACAGTGAATAGCAGTTATATAGCCGATGGGCGGTTAATAACCCTACGGTATGATGTGAACACACAACTATGTGACCAGTTTAAGTTTGGGATTCGGACAACAAACGATACTCAGTGGCACTTGTTATCTATGAATCTACTCTCTGACGCACAGGCTTTACCATCATTGAATCAAGCCACACGTCTACAGAAAGGGCAAGCAAGATGAAAGTATATACGCAACAAGGGCAAAAGAGGTTTGACCAAGTTAAACCAGAAAGCATTAACGATAACACTCAAGCAGTGGTTAGTGTATACAATGGACGTATTGATGGTCAAAACTTACCTATTGATACAATAGACAAATTAAAGTTTGCACCCTCTGCATTAACTAGCACTTCGACAGTAAAAGCATTTGGCTTTAAATGGAGTGGGCAAACACAAGATTATTATTTTGTAAGACGTTGGAATACATATGAGGGTAGTTTAAGTGTACACAATGCATTGTATTCTGTAGACTTGGATAACAGTAACTGGTCTAGTGGTTGGAACAACTTACAAGACGTTGCTACGACTGGTGGTGTAACAGACACTTTTAGTGATTTATTTTTAGAGTTTACGGCAACCTCAGGAACTTTATCAGGATGTTTTGATATAAACTTTAGACACGGTCTAGATGTTATAGACGATGGGTCTGGAGGTTATCTTGCATTTTCTACTAAATGGTGGACTCGATGGGGTTTGTTTTGTAATGATATATTAATAGCCGAAACTGGAAAAGTGTATCCACGATTAGAGAATTTATGTGTTCCTTTTCATTTGTTTATAGGTAGTCAAAATGTAAGACTAGAACTAAAATATCAAACTGTAAACACTGGAGCAGAAGATGCTGTCAGTTCTGGCGCTGGGGTCGCAGTATCTACTAAATCAAGGCTTGAATTATATGGTGCTTCTATATGGGCTTGTAATACAAAGAGGTAATAATGAGCAAGATAGGAAATCAATATTTAGACGGTGGATTAGTACCAACAGCTGCTCAGTTGAATGCTGTATATGATGCAGTTGCAGCTGATACTATAAACAATGATAATGTTGAAACAGACTGTGCAAACCGTATGCATTTTAGTAATACATCTGCTAATAGAATTCACCAGTTATCTACTTTTGATTATGATGGTACAGCTGATTGGGCAACTACTAGTACTGCTTGGACAACTATTGAAAATGTAGCCGGAACTCCAAGTAAAGTTGAGCCTAATTATACTGCGCACGGACAAATATTAATACGTGTTCAAGCAAGTGGGTTAGTAACTGGTTTAGATTTAACTGCTGCTAAAGATGGTGATGGTTCTTTTGTACAAACAGCATATAACACTTATGCATTTAGACTATTCGCAACACTAAACAGTGGTTCAACAACAGTTGATATAGCAAACTGTACATATAGTTTTACACCAAAAGCTGCAATTACTACTGAAAATGTAGGTATGGTAGATAAAATTATGTATAGGTCTTTTGCCTTTAGTGGATTAGCGACAATAGGTGCTGGTGTTACATTAGACAAAGTTGAACTAATGGCTTGTGTTGGTCAAAGTGGTAATACTTTAAGAGTTCAACATAATCACATACAACTTATTGTGGTGGAGAACTAATGGCTTTTGTAAAACCATATACATACGTTAATGGTAACGTATTAAATGCAACAGACCAAGAGTCAAACGAACTAGCATTACAAATACACGTTAATCAACAAATAGTGTCTGCTGATGTGGCTAATGATTCTGTAGTTGGTGAAAGCATTGCACCACCTCGATTGATTAATGCAGTTTACACAGCAGACTTTGTAACCAAAACTATACAAGGTGTAAGTAAGTTGCTTAGTATGCACGACTTTGCATACTTTAGTTCTACTACTAAAGGTAAGAATCAAACGTCTACTACTGTAGAGGATTACCAAAGTTTAAATACTACAGGAGCAGAAGTATTTATACCAGTAGACAGTACAACAGTAATGATAACTATTTATTTTAAAGCAGTTGGTGATGCAAACTCTGCTAAACAAACAAACCAACGGAATCCTGGTCCTGGATTATGGGATAATAGATTTGAACTTTTATATGAAAAAGACGGTAGAATCACATCGTATGATGGAACACGTAACTATGTGTTTGAAGATTCGAATGCAGTTAGCATTGGTGCATTGAATCCAGGTGCAAATTATACGGCTTGTGGACACCGGAGCATTATGATTACTCGTATGCTAACATTAGATAAAGGTAGGTATAAATTTAGTGTTGCTGTTAATCCAAAGGTTGAAAAGGGTAACATTAACTGTCAATCATTTTTAATAGAAACTTTCCACGTATAGGTGATATATGGCTTTAGGAGCATTAGGAACAGCAGCGTTAATTTCTGGTGGAGCAACACTTGTTGGTAATTTGCCAAGGATTATTCCAAGCAAGTATGAACGTGAACAAAATAAACGTCTTAAAGAACTTGAACGTAGACAAGAAATGGGTTTGTTGGGTCTAACTGAAAGACAAGAACAACAAATGCAAACACAGTTTACTAACACTAGGGACCAAGCACAACGTAGACAAGATGCAGAAATGCGACGGTTGTCTACACCAACAGCACAACCTGGTCAACAAATGCTAGGCGCACAAATGTCTATGGATAATAGACAACGTTTGGAAGCAGACATAGCCAGTCAAATACTTGGCATTGACCTTAAACGACAAGCAGAACAAGAGGCTGATATAGAGGCTTTAAGAGCAGGGCAAGCCCAAGTGCGTAAAGACAGAACAACTGCACTTGTAGAGCCTTTTACTTCTGCTGGAGAGGCATATATTAAAGGGCAAACGTTGGAAAGACTTATAGGGCAAATGCCTGAAGAAGACAAAGATATGTTTATAAGAGAAGACTTTGCAAAAAGAATGACACCACAAGAACAACCTATTAATCAAAGTGTTGTTCAACAACTATCACAGGCACAAGGCAATCCAGCTATGCAAGACCAAATTTTAAGTCAATTAATTCCAGACCCTAAAGAACGAGCAATAATTTTGATGAATTTACAAAGTATGAATTCACCAGGTATAGGTCTGCCACCACACCAAGGAAATACTACGCAACAATTTATGTTTGATTCATTGTATTAAGGAAGTAAAATGGCTATTCAACAGATAGGTGGACGTAACGTCTATGTAATAACTGGTTCAGGTAGTACTGGTGGTAGAACAAGTACTGGTCAATCTTGGGCAGACTTAGTAACTCAGCAAAGATACACTTTGTATGACGCAGCTTATAAACAAGCATTGCGTGAATATGAGTCGGGTAAGTTGTCTAATAAAGAACTAAAAAGAAGACACGACCAAATTCAAAAAGAGTTAGAGGGTGAAAAACTTAGGCATAGTCAAAACATAAAAGATATAGAACTACGTAAATTGTCGGACATTTCACAAACTCAAAGAGCAAATTTAACTAGTGCCAATGTAGCAGCAAGAGGTCGAGCAGCTAAATCAGAAGAGGAACAGATACCAGGTTATGACGAATACCTAGATACTTTAACTGATACAATACTTGAAAAGAATAATAAAATACTAAGAGCAAGAAAAAACGTTGAACAAATACAAGACGAAGTAGTAAAAGAAAAGTTTAAATCCGATACTGAGATGTATGCGTTTATAAACTCTGATGATTATAAAGATTTAAAAGCAAAAGGTGCGCTAGATACTACTGCACAAAGTCTTGGTTTATTAGCTGAACAAAGACAAAAAGCAGAAAAAGAAATAGAAACATTAAAAAGTAATCCGAAATACAAAGACGATAGGAATAAATTTGATGAGTATTATAAACAACAAAAAAATATAAAAGGTTCAGCAGTTAGTGAATTTAAACCTAAAAGGTTGCGGTCACAAGAAGAAAAGTTTGACGCATTAATACAACAAGAACAAGATGCAATAGATAGTATTGATACTCGATTAGCAAATTTAGACTTTGAAGAACAAGACACTATTGATGTATTAGAACGTGCCGGACAACTTACCAGAGAAATGGAAAGTAGACCTATAAGACAACCTAGAGAACCTAGGGAGCGTGGTAGGTTTCGAAGAGCAGAAATGGAAGCGTTAGGTGAATCACCTGAACCAGATGTTCCATTACAGTTGTCTGGTGCTGAACCTATGGGAATGACAGATACTGCAGTAACAGAAGCACCAACTATTGCTGAACCTGTGCAAGCAACTTATGGGTCTTTAGAAAATAAAGAAATACCAATAATAGACCCTAATAGAACAATAGATGTATTAGACAAATCTCAATTTGGACACCCAGACAAACCACCGACACACGCACGAGAGCAATTATTGGATTATCGTAGGACTGACCCAATGGCTTTTCCTGCAAGAGGTGAAATGCCAAGTGGTGAAAGGCCAAGAGTTGAAAGGCTTGGTACACTGCCACAGTTTGAAGAAGTAGAAGAGGTTGAAGTAACAGATAGTCCTCAATCATCTAGAAGAGCTATACGTAAAAATATACAAAATCAGTTTAAACAAGTACGCAACTTAGATGACACAGAGAAAACAACTGTAGCAATACAACTATTGGAAGAATATAAAGACCAGTTTGGTGTTTCTAGTAAAGAATATAATAAATATAAGAAACTTATACTAGATGAACTTGAAAAATCTCAAAACCCTGAAGAGGCAAGAGCGCATAGGTCAGCAGAACAATACATTAAAAAAGACCCAACTGCAGCTGCAAACTTATTAGTACCAAAAGAAATAGGCTCTTCTGTTCATGTAACTGACAGCACACAAAAATTAGTACAAGGTATTTTTGGTGGTCCTATACAAAAATTTGCTAATGACGAATTAGATTTAGCAGAACTTGATAAATTGCGTAAAAATGCAATTGAACAAGTAAATAAAACTCCAATGGCGCAAGGCAAAAAAGACGCTTTAAAACTAATAGACATAATGTATTGGACTGTTATTGAACAAAGTAGGTAGATATGGCTGAAGTATCAAAGAAGACTTTAGAAACCGCTCTTGGTGTAAGTTTAACGTCAATACAATACGAACTAATGCTTGCCAATAAAGATTTGTGGGACGCAGAATTAGAAGCAAAGATTGCAGTTGCTACTAATCCAATGTATCAACAACCAGCATATCAATCGCAAAGAGATACAGACTTTTTGCAACGTGTTGAAGATGTTAGGTCAAAAGCACAAATATCTGGATATGGTTCGCTTAGTGACAGAGAAGTTGAAACCTCACCACCAATGGAAACACAACAAGAAAAACAAAGTAAATTTGGCATTTTAGGTACTGCATTGGATAAGCAATCAAGTGTTGCTGAAGAACAAGCATTCTTTGCTAAAACATACACAGAGGCAGGAGAATTAAAATACAATCTTATGAAAGCAGGTATGTCTTATGAGGAACAAGAAGCTGCCGGTGCTATGTATATAGAGTTGAGAAGAGACAATAAAGATAAAAGTAATAGAGAAATTTACGATATAGTTATACAAAAATTACAAACATTAAATACAGACGACTTAGATAAATATCAAAATGTCTATGTAGATGAATTAATGACTGACAGAAAGTTAGTAGAAGTATTAACTCAAGCCGGATTGCCAGAAAAAGAGTTAGAGTCGGCTCGTACTATGTATCGACAAATAAAAGCAGACAACCCAGATAAAGGTAATCAAGAAGTCTTTAATCTAACAATGGACACATTAAATGCATTAAGCAGTCCTGGGTATATAACCAGAGAAGAATCGTTAGAACTATTATCAGATATGCGCACTAAAACAGGTGTAGAGCAATTGCCATTTGGTGCAACTAAATCTGATAACTTACTAAGTAGTGTTTTAGAGAAACAAAGGAACCCAGGTTTAGGTTTACGCAAGTATGATAAATATCAACAAGAATATTTAAACAGTGTACAAAAAGATAAGTACAACAAAGCCATTCAACAGAAAAAAGCAGAAATAAATACTTTATTAGATTCTTTACAATACACGTATGCAGGGCAATCAACTAGTGACCCTAAAGTAGAATTTGAAAGATTACAAACTACACAACCAGAGTTTTTTGAAGTATACATTGGTGCAGATTTAAATGGTGATGGTGTACCAGATGAAGAAATATTTATGCCACAAGAAGTTTTTGAATACTTACAAAACAATCGTACTGGCGGTACTGTATTTAGCCCAACAACTGACACTGACATTATAGAAGCAATAGAAAATGGCGACTTTAAATCTATAGGTAGAAAACCAATTACGTATGTTACTGATACAGTACCTAGAGGAACACTTAGTGCCTTGGCAGCTGTTCGAACCTATAAAGAAATAGGCGACCCAGATTGGCAAACTGATATAGACAAGCGACGACAAGTTTTAGAAAACCTAGACTTGTTTAGTACTGAAAGTCTTGGTGGTACTAGAACAGACCCTTTAGGTGGTATAGCAGAGGGTACTGGTAGTTGGTTATTGCGTAATGCATTGATGCCTTATAATGTAACTGCAGCACTAACAACCAATGCTATTGAATCTGTAGCAGAACCTGGTATGGCATTAGCGTTTGAGGGTCTTGAAAAGGTAGGTTTAGCAAATGAAGCAGATTACTTTGCTGATTTAGGTTCAGGAAGAAGAGCCAGAATAAGAGAAAGACCTAACCTATATAAAGAAGACGATTGGGTATATGATGTTGCTGACAACATAGCACGTAACAAAGGATTCGTTGGTGAAGGTACAGTTATAGCAGACAACTTGAATCTAGAGGGTTGGGCGAATTGGGCTACACACGGTGGTTATTTTGTTATGGACTTAGTGGACCCTACTCTTGATGTAGGAGCCGGTGTTGTTAGTGGCGTTACAGCATATAGAGCAACTAAAAAAACACACGATGCTATCTATGGAGCCTTAAGTCAAGCAGAAGCAATGAGTGCTGCTACTAAAGCATTCAAAGAACAAGTAGACAACCCATTTAACTTAATAGGTATGACTACAAGAGTTGGACGAAAGTTTAAAACACCAATACCACCTAACTTACAAACTAATGATGTAATGTTGGTAATGAGTGATAATATGGCTCAAAACCTAGCAGCAGATAGAATGCTTAGAACTGGTAATTTTCATAACGATGAATTTTTTAACTCAGCAGTTGGACGTGAGTACACACTAGATACCACAGGTTTGCCAGCCGTAAATGCGTCAAGACGATTTAGAGCAGAGATTGACAAAGTTGAATCGTCAAAAAGAATATTACAAGAATATGATGCAACAGTAGACGAAATTTATAAATTAGAAAGGTTATACATGAGGGCTTTAGAACGTGGTGAAGACGGTGGATTAACGTTTCACGAATTTGTATTACAAGAATCTAAAACATTATCTAAAGCACCACGTATTAGTACATATTCAGAATTAATAGCAACACCTGGTAAACCTAACTACAAATCTATTAGAGATGCTTTAGATGTAAATCTTGAAACATTAGGTAAAAATAATGAATATATAAATTTAAAACCTAATAGAGATTACTTTGCTGATGGTAATGGTGTTGAGGATATAATAAAGGTATTAGATACAATATATGGTAGAAACATATTCTTTGATATGTCTGCAAAGTTATTGCCTGATGTTGTTAATAAAAGTCTTGCAAAAGTATCTTTTATTACTCGAAACACCATAGCAGACAAACGTGTTATTCCTAAGATTATAGCAGCTGCCTCTCAAAGCGATATAGGGCAAGCATTATATACCGTTGTGAAACTATCTACTAGAGTTGGTGACGATGGTAAAGTAATTACTCCAATGATTTCTGTTAAACGAAACTCGCCTGATGCTGTTATGAGTCAGTTCACTGGTCGTCAAACAACAGCACCAGCAGAAACAATACGAGCGTATGATTTATCTGATATGGATATGCTAGATGAATTTAGACTGCGTGAATCTGTTGAACGATTGGATATAAGTGGTGGTTTGAAAACACAAATATTGGATGACATAACAGAATCACGTATCTTAAGTTTAGATGATTACAACTTTTTAATAAGTACTAATACAGATAGAGTAGCACGTAGGTTTGCCGAGACTGCGTCATTCGAAGACCTTGAAAAACTTAGTCCAGAGAACTTTGGTAGGTTAATGGAAGCACCTGAAACTGCTTATCGTTTATCTGATTTATCTTGGAAAAAATTTCAAACAGGTATTACAAACTTGTTAAAAAGACAAACAGAAGAAGTACCGGTTGCTACATTTCAATCTTTTAGGCAAAAGCGTGTGTTGCAAGAATACAATCAACAACTAAGCACACTACAAGAACGGTCTTCACAAACATTCAAACAGTTAACAAATGACCGAATACCGGCAGCACGAAATGAAGTTGTAAAAAGATATATTAATAATCCAGAAGACTTTACTGTGCTTAGTAAAGAAGAAGCATTGTCAATAATGGTAGTTGGAGAAAAGACTACTGGTGTTTCTAAATTTCAACAAAAACAAATATTAGAACTGGTTATTGATGATGTAATACATAATGTGTTTAAAAGAAACGTAGATGTTGCAAGTACTACTAATACAGCAAGCGACCAAATAAGTGGTATTAAAAGATTCTTAAAGAACGATATTTTTACTGAACACGGAAAAGAATATATAGAAACTAAAATACTTGAAATAAGTCAAAGAATAGTTGATAACCCAACAACATTTAAAAGTGAATTAGATAACTTGTTAAAAGACTTAGATGAAGCAATACAAGCTACGTTAGCAGAACAAAAAGACCGTTCAGTTTTTACTGAGTTAGACGGTAAAATACAAGATGTTACACTACCTATTATAGACCCTAAAGGGGCTTCTAATATAGATAGTCTTGCAAGTTTAAAGTATTCAGACAAATATGAAGAGACATTATTGTCTGCGTATATGTTTGCAGAACAACAAAGAGAACTATCAAAGTTTGTTGCACGTTCAATGCGTAGAGATATGTTAGATTTAAACATACTTGATATATTACCAAATACATCATTCAATCAAAAATCATTTGAAAGCGCAATACAAGAAGCAGTACCTTTAAGATTTGAAGACCTAAGTAATGGTAATGACAAAAATCCGTTGTATAGAACAATGGACCTTGTAGAAGAGGCACATAGAATAAACGTTGCAGAAAACTTGGATACTGCTGTTGATTTAAAAAACATAGATAGAGAAATCTACCGACAAATTAATAGAGCAAGTAAAGAATTCAAAAAACTTGGTGGTGCTGAGAAGACCGAAGAAATTAAGAAACAGAATAAGAGAATACGTGAAACATTAACAGAAGAACGGAAAGTAAAAAATCAAGTAATTAAACAAGAACTAGGACGTTTTGATTTTGACATTGACATACAAAGGTCGGTTTTAAAAGATGAAAAACAACTAGCATTAGAATCGTATTTAGGAACTAAGACTAAGCGTAAGAAAACACAAGTCTTTCCAACACCAGGACAACCACGTATAAGTTGGAAAACTAGAAAAACTACTGACCCTAAATACAAACAAATACGAAATGATTATAATAGAAAACTTAAACAATTAGATGCAAATGCAAAACGAGATAGAAAATTATTAAAACAAACCTTGGTAAACGAAAAGAATAAAGAACTAGAACTATTAAGAGATGATTTACTGAGAGAACGTGACACAGTTGCAAAAAATTTAACAGACGAAATAAATGAACAGTTAGGCGATATAGATGGAGTTAAGTTTGATTTAAGTCAGCGTAAAACCATAGTAGAAAAAATTGATTATATGCGTCGTGAAATCATAGGTTGGGATTCTATTTTGTTTGATACAATAGGATACGATAAAGCGTTTGACGATATATACGACGCTATGAAAGCAGCAGAGTTACCAGAGGATGAAGTTGCAGCAATAGCCAATAAAGTAGATGAATACGCAGACTTAGTACTTAGAAACAATGGATACCTAGACAACATAAGTGGGGCTACTACACAAAGTATTGTTGAAAGCATAGAACAGTTGTTTGCTTCTCCAGGTTTAGCCACAGCAGTGTTAGGTAAAGACGCGTTCTTAAACCTAAAAAGTGCATTCAACAAAACTGCTTTTAATGCTAATCTAGGTCAAATTCTAAGGGACCATAGTGATGCTTTTGATGGGATTTCTAATGTGTTTAATTACTCGCAAGGGTTATTTTACACAGGCATACTAGGTACTCCAGGTTCTATAATGCGTAATACTTTAAGCGCGCCATATATTATTTATCAAACTACAGGTTATAAATTAGGGTTTCCAAAAATAACAGTTACTCCAAAAGGTAGACGTGTTGGTATAGACCCTGGCAATTACGTAACAAGAGGTATGGACGCAGTCTACGAGGGTAGTGACCCTAACAGTCGGTTGTACAATGCTATTGCGGTAACAGACCCTTTGGGAAGACAATACACTTACAGTGATGTATACAATATATTAAGCAAAGCTGGTATTCGTAATAGATTTACCGCTATTAAAAATATGTTGCGTAACGGTGACTTTATAAAAGAACTGAAAGGAATGAAAGAACAAGGCTATTTAAGTGATAGTTTGTTTAAAAGAATTATAGAAAGTACAAAAGAGGCGGTGCTTGCCCCTACTCGGGCTATAAAAAAAGGTCAAGCGCCAAGTCCTAGTCAAATACCAGTTTTCAATTTACTAGATAAAGGTTATTCTGTACAAAGCAAAACTGATTTTACCTTTCGTGCTGGTGTATTAATTAAAGCATTAGAAGAGGGTAAAAGTTTAGAAGAAGCAGCTGCACTTAGTAGACGTAGTTTGTTTGATTACAGTGATATGGCAGAGTCGGCACGATTTTTAAAAAACCTTTTTGTGTTTGTAAACTTTACATATCAAAATATGGCTCACACATTAAACGCTATTGTAGCTGCTGGTCGAGGTGATGCAACAAACCTACTTCGATATGCAAAAACAATGAAGTTTCAAAATGGTCTGCAAGTACTAATAGATGAATTTAACGATGACAAAAACAAACTTCCGTATGAATACTACTATCCACGGTATGCACAAGAAAGTATAAACATTATTATAGATAGAGGGAACAATGGTGGTGTAGTTAAGTTTGCAAGATTACCACAAGTACCAGCTATAGATAGTGTATTGGCTTTTGCAGATGCGTTTGGTAGTATTTTTATGGGTGCGCCAGATACTGAAAGTATTACAGAACAAGTTGAGGGTTTTATTCATCCTATCATTAAAGAAATTGGAAGTAAGATTTTTAACAATAAATATGAACCTGGAAATGTACCAGCAGAATATATTACTATGATTAAAATGACAGGAAGTAAAACCCCTGTTGAGATTGCAAATGCTTTAGAAAAAATAGCTGGAGGTATAGTTATACCCAAACCAGCAAACCCTAATAAGAAAGGTGTAGTAGATGGTTACGTATATCCATTAGATAAAAAGCAAAAAGAAAAATTCTATCACGAATCTATGGCAACAGTATTGCAAGTTTCTGGGTTAAAAACATTAACATTCCAAATGTTAAGAATGATAGACCCAACAGGTACTGTTGTTGATTTTAATGATAATACTTTTGAAGAAAACCTTATGGGAACTATGCAAAATATACACGCATTTTTGGGGTTGTATTCTATATCTCAAATGGAATCTCCTCAAGCACAACAACTAAGAGCCTTGAAGAATCTTATTGGAGAACTAGAACAAATGAAAAAACAATCGGATGATATAACTAATGCAGTTATACTTCGTGGTGACTTTGCAAAAGAATATGAAACTGAAGAAGACGATACTGGTGATACTGGATTAGATGATTAAGATTGACAATGTTGCAAACACAGCATAAACTATAGTCGTATCGGTAGCCGGAGGAGAAGATATGGCAAAGTCAGGAAAATTTTATCACGCAACCACCAACAATACTGCAGTTGCAGCAGTTGGAACATCGTTTAATGCTGGTAAGAATCACAAGCACGAACTTGTATACTCAACACCATTAGGAACTACTAGTAAATTCTTAGGTAAAGTTGAGGGGTTCACAGTAAAAGTTAATACCATTGCTGGAGGGTCTGGTACACCGACTCTTACACTACGTGGTGCTACTGATGCTACTGGAGACAACACTTGGTTCCCAGATACTGCTGGACAACTAGCATTGGGTATTAGTACTGCTACCATTGGAGTTGCAGCTTACGAGTTTAAACTGCCTTTGAACATCGAAACTAGCGATGATGTATACTTGTTCTTTAAGATAGACCAAGGAAGCTGTACCATAGAAAAGAGTACAATCACCTGGAGTGAATAATGCCAGTCGCCTCACCCTTTGAATCGGGTGGGAGCGGTGGAACCGTTAATCTCAAGATAGATGACCTTACCTCTTCTTGCGACGGTAGTTCTCAAAGTTTCACAGTTTCTTCGCCCTACAAAACTGGTCTAATTCAGATATATTGGAATGGACTACTTCAGACATCTACTGAGATAACTGAAGTGTCACAAACAACTTTTTCTACAGACTTCATACCAACTAACGACGACAACTTAGTCGCAGTGTATATACAAAAATAGGAGAACAAGCAATGGCTGTTCAAATTAAAAGAGAACAAATTAGAGATGCAGCAATTAATGCTGGTAAAATTGACTTAACCGCAACTTATGCGTTTACTAGTGGGGTGCTACGTGCAGCTACTCCGTCAGCTGATGCTGATGTGGCTACAAAACAATACGTAGACGGACTGCTTGCTGGACTTCATTGGAAAGCCAGTGTACGTGTTGCAACGACAGCAAACATTACATTAAGTGGAACACAAACCATTGATACCATATCTGTATCTGCTGGTAACAGAGTGTTAGTAAAGAATCAAAGCACAGCTTCAGAGAATGGTATTTACGTTTGTGCTGCTAGTGGTTGGTCACGTTCATCCGATATGGATGCTGGTGCTGAGTTTCCTAGTGCTGCTGTCTTTGTTAGAGAGGGTGCAGCAAATGCAGATTTGGGATTCGTATGTACAAACGATGCAGTCACTTTGGGTTCAACAGCTGTTGCTTTCACTCAATTTAACGGTGCAGCAAACATTACTGCTGGAAATGCTCTTAGTAAGTCTGGTAATACACTTAATGTTGAAGTGGACAGTTCGTCTATCGAAATCGCTAGCGATGCACTTCGAGTTAAAGCTTCCGGAATTACCAATGCTATGCTTGCAGGAAGTATTGCTAATAACAAACTTGCTAATAGTACTATCTCTGGTGTGGCTCTTGGTGGTGCTCTTGCACAACTAACCGCCAACTCAACTGGTGGTTTGGTTATTAGTGGCGCATACGATGGTGCAGCTGCAAGAGAAATGGCTATCAACCTTGACGGTGGCACATTGGCAACTGGTTCTAATGGACTTAAGATTGCTGATAATGGTATCGCAGTACAACAAATAGCAGACAATGCTGTATCCAATGATAAACTTGCTGGTTCGATTACTGCAAACAAACTAACTTTGGGAACTTCATTTGCAAATGCTTCTGGAAGTTTGACATTGGCTAACGGTGTTGCCGGTAACGGTTTGGATTTGACTAGTCAAGTACTTAGTGTGGACCTTGACGGTTCAAGTTTGGCAGTTGGCGGTTCTGGATTAAAGATTGCTGACGATGGAGTTGCTGCAGCTCAACTTGCAGACAACGCTGTAGTTACAGCTGCTGTTGCTGACAATGCAATTACCAATGCAAAATTGGCTGGGTCTATTACTGCAGCTAAGTTGGCTGGGTCTATTCCTGCTGACAAAATGAACCTAGGACAAGGTGTTGAAGACAATGGTGGAAACCTCCAAGTTAAACTTGATGGCTCTTCTCTTGCTCGTTCAGGAACTGGTATCAAGATTGCTGACAATGGAGTTGGCGCAAGTCAAGTTGCTGCTGGTGCAATCACTGGTGCTAAACTTTCATTCGCTCCTAAGTATGTATCTTTGGCTGGTGAAGACGGAAGTAAGACTGCGTTCGATTTGCCTGAAGCATTGGATGCCACTTTGGTAACCGGTTCTATCGTTTACTTGAACGGTTTGGCTTTGGAAAAAGTTTCCTCTTCTCCAGGTACTGACCAATACACAGTTAGTGCAACTGGTGGAACTGGCGGTGTAGGACAGATTGTAATGGGAGCAGCACCGGACGGTTCTAGTGACCTTACTTGTCTGTACTTTGGATAATGATTCCCCTAGGTGGGTGACTTTGTAGGGGTTGCCCACCACCTTTTTGGAGGTATATATGGAAGGCGAAGTAGTACAACTATTGATTAGTGGTGGTGCTAATGCAGCGTTTGCTGTATACCTCTACACCCAAAACAAAGACCTACAACGTAGGGCTGACGAACGTGAAGCCAAACAAGAGCAGAAAGAAGAGCAGTTACGTGCTAGGTATGACAAAGTCATCTCTGATATGCAGTTAAAAGAAGAGACTATACGAGAAACAATACTTCAGGAAGTAAATGATTTAGATAAAAGAATGAGTTTACTTGAGCAAAGTATTTCCACATTGAGTACAATAATCTCTGAGATTAAAGCCTCACTAATTCGTGTAGAAACCTAGGAGAAGTTATGGATAAAGACCTACTCGCACTAACACCTGACCTAATCTTGCTCGTAAAAAAAGTAATTACAATGAGCCGTGGTGGTTTAACCAAGGCAGAGAAACAAGAACTTGCAGCTGACTTGTTGCAACTTGCTTATCGTGTGTTAAAGGAAGTAGTGGACGACGACGGCCAGCCGTAGTTCACATCCTTTTGTGTTGGAAGAGACAGGTCCCATTCTTACCTGTCTCTTCTTTTTTTCCATCGTTCTTCAGCGTACTTCATTTCTTGTAGGTGAGTACACGCTTCGAACAACAGTTGAGTAGGGGACCGGTTCTCTGCTAACGCTATGATTTCTACTATGGCGCATAGGTTAGGTAACTTGGGTGGTGTCTCATCCTTTATGTAGGCTGCCAGAGTGTTAGGGTGTATGCCTACTTTCTTTGCCACGTAGTTCTCTTTCAAACCGTTACGTGCCATGGCTCTGTTAATCCAATTACCAATGGTAGTGTGTCTTTGTAAAGAACCTGACATAACGAATACTCTACTCACCACTAACACCACTAAAAGAAAAGGGAGGATAGTCCCTCAACCGTCCTCCACACCTGCGCATATTATAAAACATTCGATGGATATGTCAACATTATTGACCATCTTATGAACGCGGTTTGCCAACTGTCTCCGTACATAAACTGACACAGCCTTACCAGGTTAGGCACAGATGGTTCTCGTTTACCATTTTTCCATAGATAGATAGTGGTTCTGCTGACCTCTACATAAGATGCCATTTCAGTCTTGTTGTGCGTTTGCAGACTCTTGGCTAATTCTTCGTGAAACATATTCTCTCCAAAGGTTTGATTGTTGTATTTTGTGTCCGACCAGTTCAGAACACTGAGGTACTATGGCATTGCCTAAGGCTCTAATTCGGTCCACCCTGTCGGGAACCCCATCATCCACTCGACAAACCGAGGATTGAGGACCAATACCTCCCCAATCGCTTGCTCCTTTTTGATTCCATAATGTAGACAAGCGCGGATACCCAAGCACACCCCCATTTTCTCGTCTCTCCTCCAAGCACTCGGATACCTCGGTGCTTGTTTCAATTCGTGCGGTGTTGGTGTTGGTAGTTTGAACCTCTTGTCCCCTTTGCTGTAACGACTTCCCTTTACCAACGCTCGATACAGACCGCCCGTCGGTTGCTTGTCGTGGTCCGTCGCCACCGGAGTAGGCAACCTCCATTGCGTTTTTGCTATGGTGGTGGTATCCCAAGGTTGTTCGGTATCCGACACAAAACCATCGTTTCCTGAGGTGTGGTGCTCCGAATTGACCAGCGGATATAATCGTCCACTCCGCATCATACCCGATTTCGGCAAGGCTTCCGAGAACTTCTCTTCCCCCCAGTCGAAGCACATTTGGGACGTTTTCCAATACGATAACTGGTGGTTCCATTTCGCTAATAACTCTACACATTTCCCACCAAAGACCAGACCTCGATGCATTGATACCTCCTTTTGCTCCAGCAATAGATATGTCTTGACACGGGAACCCACCGCACAGTATGTCCACAGGTTCCAGGTTATGTTTACCAACACTACACACATCATCATAGATGGTTGCGTCAGGCCAGTGTTGTTTCAGAACTCTCTGGCAAAATGGTTTCTGCTCCACTTGCCAGATTGTTTCGCTGTTGGGTATAGAGCGTTCCAAGCCTAGTTCGAACCCTCCAATACCACTGAATAGACTACCTATGCGAATCATACAAACTCCTGAGGTGGTCCATATTTGTTTGTTCTATCACATACTTTTCATACAACTTCGTTGGGTTGTTATTGTTCATTACCCATTGGCAAACCTTTTCCCACTGTTCTGATTCTGGATGGAGTCGTATTTTGGTATTTTGACCATCATCGTCTCCAAATACATCTAGGTCTAACAGACAACTAATAGCGTAGCGTTTGCTATAGGTGATAGCCGAACCAAATGCTTGTGAGTCTTTCTTACCAGCAACGTGCAAACTATAGGTACTGGTAATCGACTCACCTGTAGGTACATGTACAATGCTAGTTTGCATACGGTCATCCGTTTGCAGTTGGTGTACAATCATTAGTTCACACTCTAAAAGTAACGGTTTGATAACTTTATGAATGCCTGGTAAGTCAGCGTACTTGTAGGAATAAGTCCCTTGTCCAGCTTGCTTGTTCTTAGGTATTGGACCTCTTGCGTTCATTGCTTTATGAAATTTTTGAATGGCGGTATATACAGTGTTTTGAGTATCACTCATAGCACTCTCCTTTTTTTGGTCAATTCGATGAAGACTTTTGCCTAGCATACTATGTTGTTGTTTTGATTGGATTCTAAGTGCTAAAGCACCTAGGTGTTTACACTGAGACTGACGGTACGTGTAGTCTGGGCACGTACAGTTGTACCCTCCATCATTGCTAATGAATGCTGTCCATTCACCACATTGATTTTTGTAACCGTCAGCACTCTTGTGAAATTGTGAGCGCTTGATTGCGTCTTGTAGAACTTCTTGTTTCTCTGGTGTAGACCAGAGTTCAGCGATTGCTTGTATGGTATCCATACGACCTCCTTGTGTGTACTCTAAACATAATAGGGTTAACCATTGTTTGCACCTTTTTCTTGAGTTATTATTCTCAGGGTTATCTGTTCCATCATAGTTTTAACGTCTGTGAACTCGGCATAATACATATCCTCGTCAAAGAATAAAGTTACGCTCAGGTGCATATTGAATTCTATGTCCTCGTCTATGTATACAAGGTGACGACAGTTCCATTTTGGATGACCCCACGGTCTAGTACCTATAAAACTAGGTGGTCCAGGAATGCGTTGGAAGTTGTGTTCCTCCAACTTTTTCTCCATAACTTCTATGCGGTCCTGAAGTGGGTGGTACAACCTCTGTTGTTTTTCTCGCTCCATTGCAGAGCATAGTCTTTCCTCAATTTCCTTTTCCCCACTCTGGTGGATTATGACATTGGCAGACACTATGGCTTTCTCTATGGTCCCACGTAGTCCGTGGTCATCGGTGACACTGGCAAGTATCTGTAGCCAGTTGTTAAGTGTATTAATTCTCTTCATTAAAATATCTCCCAAGAGGGGTCGTATTGCTCCTCCGATATAGGTTCTTCTATGGACTCTGGTTCGTTGGTAGGTAGATTAGACGTTAACCCGTCTACAACGAACATATAGGGGTTCTTCTTTCCGTTCTGTTCATCTATGGCTATCTGTTGTTGCAACGCTCTGTACTTATCTGGATTGCGTATTGAGAGTGGGAGGCTTGGAACTCGTGCGTCTGACTTATGGAACGAGTACAGTTGGATTCGACCGTCGTGTTGCATAGTCATTTGCAAGTCTCGCCACGTGCCCATACGGGGATACTTGGCTTCTGACCCCTCACACTCGCACCGTGCTATAGCAGTGTGATGCCTTTTTGTCTGAGTCTCTAGTACTAAGAACCAAGCCGATACCTCGACAACACCATCGCGTTGTACGCAGTTTGCACAGAAGTTGTACTTACCACTACTACCAGAGAGTCCGATACCACCTCTTTGCTTGATGACACATTCGACCTCTTTGACTAGCAGTCCAAGCAGACCTTGAGGTGGATACTCAAAGTGTTGCGAGCAAAGCACATTACAGGCCTCATACAAGTCAGAATCCTTGACACGTTTCAGTTTCATAATCCAAGCGGAGTGGACCTCTGTTTTCCACGTATGGTTTTTGTTAAACGTCGCAGCTATCGAGTTCATAACTCGGTTTATCATATCTGGGTCAGCCATTACACACCTCCAATCATATTGCCGTCTTCATCGAACATTGGTTCAGGCAGAGCTGGTATCGTGGTGGCTACCTCAGACAGTTTGCGTACAGACTGTTGGCATAAAGCCCAGTAAGTGTCGAACTTTTCACTGCTTAAAACCACAGCTGGGTCTAGCATATTCTTACCGCGCAACCACTTGGCTCTGTAGTGGTCTGACGTAAACAGCCACTCTAACATTTCGATTGCCTTGTCAGTGTCGCCACGTTTAGCCACACCAGCGATTGCTCCGATGTTGGTTCGATTGATTATCTCTAGAGGTTTGCTAAACATATCGTAGTACAACTCAAACCAAGCGTCTAGAATCTTTTGACACTGAGGGTTCTGTTGGACGTAGTCGAATGTCGTGATTGTGGTTGCTCTGTCTACTTGAACCTTATAGTTATTAATTTCTAGTTCAAGACCAGCAACAGTATCGCTTACAATATTACTATTACTAATATTGTTGGTATAATTAATATCTACTATCTTACTATTACTATTATAGCAAGATTCGTGCCAAAGCATTTGCACAGCATTGAATGTCTCAACTACCTCGATTTGTTCTCCTTTGTAGAGAATAGTCGTACCTCCGTGTTGACAAGGGTATGCAATGTCCAAGCCTGTAAACAGAATTGGTGTCTTTTTGTGTCTTAATGTGAGTATCATTTTCGCTCCATTTTTTTATCTATGTAAAGTCGGACTCCATCGCGAGTCCATAGCAAAGGTTTCTCCAGGGCAGTCTTTGTTACTGGTCCCTTGATTCGGTATAGGTTGACGGTTCGACCGTCTGGCAGTTCCGCAGTACTGTACGACAGTTTGACAATGTGACCTTTGTAGAGCCACAGTTTAAACTGTTGATATGTGCGGAAGTTATGGTCGGGGGAGGATGCCCCCCCCCAGTCATTATTACTCATACATCCCTCTCGGTGTGGTTGTTATCAATGATTTCTATGTCCTCTATCCAATTGTAGTTGCATATAATTTCCTCTAGTGTTTCCAATGTGTACTTGAACCACGCTTTGACCCCACTTTCGTATGTGACAACTATTATCTTTTTATCATTACTCATTGTTCTCTCCATTTATATCGAAGTTACCAGCCTCAGAAGCTTCCACTGTTTCTTCGTATGCGATATTTACAGAACTCCTCATAACTTCGTGGAAGTCTATCATATCGTCATCGGGGTCTGTCCAACGTTCTTCTATGTCAAAGTACACCTCAGACGAACCCATAATCAACGAACCAGTCGAGCCTTGTTCAGCACATATTCTGTCGAAATGATAGGTTATTTGTTTGTGATAAAAATACTCAGCTTCTTCAAAGTCAAATCTAGAGGGGTCTAGTTCCCAATTTAGTCTGTGAGAATCCCGACCAAAATATGCAGATTGTGTAGATGTTGTAGTCATTGTTCTCTCCTTAAAATGGTAAGCAACCAACGTTACCAGCCCACATTTCGTCGTCTTGCATTGTACCCAGAATGGTATTGAACACATCTTTGATACCCTCTTCGATACCACAGTCCTCGTGTGCAGAGTTGTATTTGAATTCACGAAACAAATACTCCACAGTTTCCTCAAGCGTTTTGTCGTGACACGAACGTAAAAGACTGTAGAGCTCTGGAACTACTTTATCAGTCACAGATTTTATTTTTGGTGAGTGCTTTTTGTTCATGGTTTCATTTATTAAATAATCACAAAACCCATTCTCAATCAATTTGCAGACGAGACTATCGTAGAGGTCGTCAAGCGACTCTTGAGGTATCGGTGGTTGTTGGTCTTTGCCGAATTGAACCATTGCGTGGTCTATGACATACCACGAGCCTATGTCGGCACGTCGAGATTCTAGTATCTCTACTACCTCAGGACCGCACATATACCAAGCGCTGTGTGAACCTTTCCAATGTATGACTACTCGTTTAGTTGGCATAAAGTTGACTTGTCCACCAGCTTCTCCAAGAGCGTACATGTATTGTTCGTGTTCGTCTTTTTGCAGTTGTAAGATGTTAATTTCATCTATGTATAAATTTTTAGTTCTACTCATTGGTTTCTCCAGAGTTGTTGTTGTTGTTGTTGTTGTTGTGTTTTAGTGTTGTATTTGCCCCAGTCCATTCTACACTGAAGCCAGCAGGCAGTTGTACTGTAGAGTACACTACGGTTTCTGTTCCGTCTGTCCAACGGACGGTGACGATTCCCTCAAAAGGTTCGTAATCCTCCTCCATAAAGTGACGCAGTCGTTCTATGTTTGTCAATTTTTCAAATACACGTACATCATCATTTACGTACCATGCATAGTCTTTTACCTTTTTCATTATCTCTCCACTCTTACTGGGGTTATCTCGATGTATGCTATGTCAAGCACACGACAGACTTGCTCTATACAGTCTAGAGAGCGTACGTGTGTGTACTCGCCTTTTGTGTTTTCATACTGCTCCATAAGCCAGTCGTATGCATAGTCCTCAGCTTCTAGTTCGGTGTCGAATATGCGTACCGAGTAATCATTTCCACTGAGTCTGTACTGTAGCGCCACCAAGGCTATGCTTGTGTCTACGTCACAGTGTGACCCCTCGCTAGCGTGATACCTATCACCACATTCTGTACACGTGGTGTAGTGCTCGTTCCAATCGTCTATCTGATTCATCTTAATTCTCCTTGCGTTCGGTTTGTAAAGAAATCTTGGAACGCTCCGTGGTGGTAGCGTTCTACTACCCAGTCTATAGGACACTGACATATCACCTCAAAAGTATCAGTGGTATCGTCCCAGTGTAGGATTGTGATTGTATAAGTATTCATTTTGTACCTCGTGTGTTGTGTGTATGATGTTGCCATCTGTAGACAGAATAATCAATGGGATAGGGTGTGTCAACTTTTATTTACACTTTATTTATAATTAACACAACTATCCCGATACTACCGAAACAATAGAGTCCGCTCCGATGAAGTCCGCTCCGATGAAGACGAGCCAACCTCGCGGTGCGCGTTTCATAATTTTTTGCGAATCTCTGGTGTCCGAATCCTCCAGAACCCCGATTCTCTCGAACTTATAATAGTTCAAGATGTCACGAAATGTCAAAATGAACCACCTTGATAAATAAGTGTAGACAAGAGTTAACACCTATGATAAACTACTAGTGAGAGTTAGGAATTCTCAAAAATCAAAACACAAAAGGAGTGTACAAAATGACTAAAACA